TCTAGAAGGATTTGGATATATGACAAAACGAACGGAATTTACAGAGCTGTAAACGTGAAGGATAAGTCAACCTCTTTTAAGACTAAATTAACAGAGAGATTAATCAACTACACGATGAAATTTGAGTATGCTTACAATCAAATAAACAATATATAAATGGTTAATATCTATATACAAGGTCAGCTTCTAGACCAATATGATGATGAGGTTATTGAGTTGACCTCATCTGTATTGGATGTGGGAGACCTCACAAAGAACACAGGAGACTTCTCTAAGACGTTTACGATTCCGGCAAGTCCTAACAACAACAAGCATTTTAAGCATTGGTATAACGCATCTATTGACAATGGCTTTGATGCTAGGACTAAGGTTGAAGGGCATATTGACATTGATGGAGTACCTTTTAAGACAGGAAAATGGAGATTGTCAGAAGCTACTTTCAAGGATGGTGTCATTGATGGCTATGTAATTAACTTCTTTGGAAACCTTCCAAACATCAAAGACACTATTGGAGATGATTTGCTAGGAGATATAAACTTCGTACACAACGACCACGATTGGACAGGAGCTGTTGTGAGACAAGGATTGGAAGATGGATTGACATCAAGCACAGGAGCACAAAGAGAGGTTGTATATACACCAATATCTTCAAAGAGATACTTCTTTAATAGCAGTTCTTTCATATCTCCTGATATTGGAGAGAATATCAACATCTCTGCTAGTGGTCAGGGAACAGGTATTACTTGGAGCGACTTGAGACCTAGCTTAAAAGCTAAAACCATCATTGATGGCATACAGCATAAGTACGGAACAGGTACAAAGCAGAGTGTATCATTGAATATCACACAGACTCCGAGTGTAAGTGGACTCACTAAATTGACACTGAATGGAGACCTTTACAATGTAGGTACTATTGCAGGAGTGAGTGCTACAGATATGGCTGTTTTTATGGCTTCCTTCATCAGCACCTTTAATGGTTATTCAGCAACGTCAAACGGCTCTATTGTGAGCATACTATCTGACACTATGCAACCTGAATTGACTCCTCAATTTGATGCTTATGAGGCAACAGGGATGGAAGTTATATTGAAGGTTGATGATGTGGGAGCATATCCGTATGAAAATCCTATTGTATTTTCAAATGACTTTTTTAAGACAAGTGAATTCGAGCAGTTGTATTTGTGGTTGAAGAGAGATGATGATAACAACATTGGAGGCTCGACTGATATTGTTAATTTTGATGGAGGTCCACAGACTTATGTTGATTATGATACCAATGAGATGAGCTTCACTCTAGGGTCAGGGGACTCAATGTATATTGACTTCAATATGTTCGATGTTGTGGGATACGAGAATATCCCCTACACTATTATAATGGAAGGCACACGCATTGACTCTGATGGCACTTCAACGGATATAAACTATGAGGTTACTGCTTCAGAGAGTGCTGATGGTAATGTGAACAACGTGTCGTTTCAGAGGGTTTTTACAAAGCCATTTCTGTCAACATCATCAGACTTTAAGTTGCGTTTTTATGTGAAGACAAACACTGAATTTAGATATACTGCGAATCTCATCCAACAACGAAACGGAGGCTCTTTTATTGTGAATACTGCTTCAGAGAGTGTGAGAGAATCAAGGGTTGTGGTAAGTGATATGATGCCTGAAATGAAGATTGTTGACTTCTTGAAGGGTTTATTCGATATGTTTAAACTTGTGATAGTGCCTCAAGATGATGGAAGTATGTATGTCAACACACTAGATAGCTTCTATTCTCAAGGGAATCGATATGACATTACTGATAAGGTTGACAGGAAGAGCTATAAAGTGAAGAGAGGGGAGCTTTATCAGTCAATAGGATTCAAATTTGAAGACCCTTCAACCATATTAAACAAGGAATTTAAGAATAGAGCACGTGACAATCAGAGTTATGGCTCTGCATTGGTTAATATATACGAGCAATTAAGACCTATCAAGCTAATTGATGGAGAGAAAGTTGATATAAAACTACCTTTTGAGCAGTTGGTGTATGAGAGATTGACTGATTCGCATTCAGCAACCACAGATGTTTTGACTACAATCTCAACAGCTTCCATAATTGATGATAAACTTGCTCCGGTTACACCGAAACCAATCCTTCATTACATAAGTGAACAGGCTGTAAATCGTAATAAAGTGAAGTTTGTTACTAGCAACAACGTAACGCAAACCATTAATGATAGTATGCTAATGCCGATGAATCAATTTGGCACTCAAGATGCGATGTATTCGCTACTATTTGAGAGTGAGTTCTCGTGTTGGGATGGGGAGCAGTTGACAAATAACCTATATAGCATACATCACGAGGATTACCTCACGGCTGTATTTGAGTTAAAGAGAAGGACTTTCAATTATGATGCCTTGCTTCCAACACAATTAATCACGAGGCTAGGACTGAATGATATCCTCACGATTGGTGGGATTGATTATCGTATCAATAAATTCAAGCACAACCTATTAACAGGAATCACAAAATTAGACTTGATAAATGGATTTGACACCACTTTAAATGAGGGGGTATATATCCCTTCAGTAGTGAGAGCAAGTGCATTTTATAACAACCTGTATTTCAATGTACCTAAAGCGAATAGTGATTATGCACAAACAAAGATTGACACAGGAGACGGAACTTCTTGGGCAACTATTGGAGTATCAGGCAATGATGATAATATGATGTTAATCAGGTGTAACTCTGATAATAACACAGGGTCAGAGAGGTCAATGATTATAAGATACACAAACGTAATAACAGGAGTAGTGACTAACATAACCTTAACACAAAACGCAAAATGACAATAAGAAAAACACTATGAATAACGAGATAATCAAGGCAATAGAGACATTAAGAAGAGCAGAGTATTTTGGAGCAGGTTATGCCACTGAAATAGCAAAGGGAAAGTATGAGGCGGTTTACTCTTGGAGTGGGCTTTTAAGAAAAATCAAAAGAATAATAAAAGGATAGTACAATGAAAGATGTAAAGATTAAATTTACTGCAGACACTACAGAGGCAACAAAGAACGTTGATAATCTTGCAGACTCAACAAAGGACTTGAGCAAAGAGGTTGACAAGGTTTCTGACTCATCAGATAATTTGGGAGCTTCGGTTGACCAAATGACAGGCGGAGCGGTAAGTAGTTTTAAGAAGTTCACCGGAGGGCTTAAAACTATTGCACTTGGATTCAAGGGTGTTGGAGGAGCAATCGCTGCTAGTGGAATTGGTTTGATTGTGGTTACCATCGCAGCAATAACATCTGCCTTTAAGAGCACTGAAGCAGGACAGAATAAGTTTGCAAAGCTGATGGGTATGATTGGAGCTGTCACAGGTGTATTGGTTGACAGGATTTCAGAGTTTGGAAACCTTGTGATTGATGTATTCACGAAGCCAAAAAAGGTGTTAAAGGATTTCAGAGATTCAATCAAGGAATATGTAACTGACCAAATCGCTTTGGTTACTGATGGACTAGGGCTTCTAGGCAGTGCAATCAAGAAGGCATTTTCAGGGGACTTTTCAGGTGCTCTTGATGATGCAGGAGCAGGGATGAAAAAACTATTGGTTGAAACATCTCCTGTATATCAAGCAGTGAATGCTCTTGCAGGAGCAACAAAAGGTCTTGTCAAAGAAATGACAGAGGAGGCTAGGATGGCGGGTATAATCGCAGACCAAAGAGCAAAGGCTGACAAGTTAGACAGGGCATTAATAGTTGACAGAGCAATAGCAAACAGAGAGAGAGCAAAGCTTCTAGAGCAAGCGATTGACAAGGAGAAGTTTTCAGCAAAAGAGAGAATTGAGTTCCTAAAAGAAGCGGGAAGGATTGAAGATGAAATCACTCAAAAAGAGATTGAAGCCGCAGCTTTAAGATTGGAAGCAAAAAGGGCAGAGAACGCATTGGGAGGAAGTACAAAAGAAGACCTTGAGGAAGAGGCAAATCTCAAAGCTAGGCTGATTGATTTGGAGACTGCAAAGCTCACAAAAGCGAAGGAAGTTACTTCTCAAATTATTGCTTTGAATATGGAAGAGGCTGCAAGGCTCAAGGCAATCGATGATGAGAAAAAAGCAAAGGAAGCTGATGACTTACTCAAGGAACAAGAGCGAATCAAAAGAGAAGGGGAGCTATTTGATGCAAGGCTTCAGTCTATAAAGGAGAGAAATGAGAAGGAACTAGCAGAGAAACAAGCGGTTGAAGATGCAAAGAGAGCAATGGAAGATGCTACCCTAGAGCACACTAGAGGAGGGATTGGAATCCTTAAGTCATTAGCAGGAGAGAGTAAAGCACTTCAAGCAGTTACGTTGATAGCAGAAAATGCTGCTAGTATCGCAGCAATCACAATGGATGCCTCAAGGAGTATCGCAGAGAGGAAGGCTGCTCATAACGCAATACCTCTGATGATAGGAACTACTTACAACCCTGCGAAGGGTATTGATGGTGTATCATTATTAAAAGACATCGCAGCAACTAAATTATCTGCGGGTATCGGAATAGCTACTTCAGGGATTGCACTTGCAAAAGGATTGAGTGCTCTTGGAGGGTCAGGAGGCTCTTCGGGTGGTGCATCTCTTGGAGGTGGTCAGGAATCAACTACATCTGCTCCTAGTTTCAACCTAGTGGAAGGAACTGAAAGTAATGCGATTCAAGATTCAATAACAAATCAAGGTAATGCTCCTATAAAAGCCTATGTAACAAGCGGGGATGTAACATCTGCTCAAGCAGCCGACAGAGCAGCCGAAGCCAATTCAGGGTTTTAATGTAACAAAAAACAAGAAAAAACGTTTATAGAGTATGAAGACATTTGAGGCGAAGTTTAAAAAGGGTGCAAAGGGAGTTTTTGCTATAAGTTTAGTAAAAGACCCTGCCACCACAGAGCACTTCATAGCGATGAGCAAACAAGAGAAGCTCATCACAATGGCAAAGGTTGACGAAGAGCAGAGAGTAGTGATGGGTTTGGTATTACAGCCAAATCAATTAATACCTAGATACAACGAAGAGACACAAGAGGAGTATAACATCGTGTTTTCTGAAGAGACTATCAAGGATTTATCTCAAAACTTCTTTAAGTCAAATAGCCAAAAGAATTCAAAACTAGAGCACGACACTCCGATTGAAGATATCACTTTTGTTGAGTCTTGGATTGTTGAGAATTCAGAGATTGACAAGTCAGCAAACTTCGGAATGAGCTATCCAAAAGGCAGTTGGGTTGCAACTATGAAAATTGACAATGATGAGATTTGGAATGACTACGTAAAGAGTGGTAAAGTTCAAGGATTTTCAGTTGATGCGTTTGTGGACTTACAGGAAATTAATTTAAAAACAGAGATAAAAATGAACAAAAAACAAAAGAGCATTTTAACAATGCTTAAGGAGATTGTTGCAGGAGCAGATGCTCAAGAAGTAGCGGTTGAGTTAGGTAGTGTAAAATCAGGAGACTTGGATATCCAATTCGAGGGAGAGACCCTTGAGGTTGGAACTGCAGTTTTCGTGATGCAAGAAGAAGAGAAGGTACAGCTTCCTGATGGAGATTACACTCTAGAGGATGAGAGTACACTTTCAGTTAAAGACGGAGTTGTTGATGCAATGGGCGAAGCTTCCACAGAGGAAGAGGAAGCACCTGCAGGAGACGAAGAACTTGCTGAAGACGAGGAAGTAAAAGAAGAGGAAGCACTTGAAGAAGAGCCTCAAGGAAACGGAGAAGAGGAATTTATGATTGCTGTTAAAGACATCCTAAACGAAGCATTGAGAGAATATGCTGAAGGAATGGACGTTCAACTATCTGCTTTAAAAGCACAGATTGAAGAGGTTAACGGAAAAAACATTGAACTATCTTCTCAAGTGGTTGAGCTTTCAAAAACTCCTGTTGCAGAAGCAATCGTTTCTGCTCCAAAACAAGTGAAAATGAGTGGATTGCGTAGTGCAATCGAAAGACACTCGAAATAAATAAGTATTTTAATTAATTAATAATAAATAAATAGTAAAAAAATGGCAATAACTAGTAATTATGCAGGATTTGAAGCAGTAGATATAATGCTTCAAGCACAAAAAGAAGAGGATACCTTGAGATTAGGTCTTATCTCTGTTGTACCAAACGTTGGATACAAATTAAACTTAAGAAACCTTGATGTTACTCTAGGAGTAACTGATTATTCTTGTGGAACTACACCCGCAACGGATGCAGTGTCTTACTCTGAAAAGGTTTTAACTCTTGATAAATTCAAGAATGAGTTTGAAATCTGTAAGGAAGACTTCAGACCAACTTGGTCAGGAGAGTCAATGGGAGCTTCAGCTTTTAACGACCAAACTCCTGCAGACATCTCAAAGGCAATCGTTGAGAGCACATCTTCAAAATTAGCACAATGGTTTGAAAACCAAATTTGGAACGGAGCAGGAACTGCAGGAACAATGAGCGGATTAATCACTCAATTCGCAGCTGATTCTGACGTTATCAAAGTAGGAAACGGAATCACTTCAATCGGAGCTGACGTTGATACTTCAAATGTATTAGCAGTATTTGATGCAGCAACGAAGGCAATGCCTTATGCATTAAGACGTAAAGAAGTTAACTTTATCGTATCTCCTGATGTGGCAGATGCTTACACAAAGTTACTTATTCAAAATGGAGCAGCTAACGGACTAGGAGGAGATGCAAACACAGGTCTTGTGTATGGTCGTTACTCTTTACAAGTTGTGAATGGTCTTCCTGATAACACTTGTGTTATTTTTGAGAAGAAAAACATCACTCTAGGTCTTGGACTTGCTAATGATTCAGATTCAATCCGCATCAAAGATATGGACGAAGTTGATTTCAGCGGAAACGTTCTTTACAAATCAGTATTTGGAGGAGCAGTTGGCTACTCTTATGGAACTGAAATTGTTTGGTTATTAGCTACAGCATAATAACAACTTTTAAGAGGGGAGTTTAACCGCTCCCCTTTATTTTTTAATTTAATACAATATAATTTTATGGCTTGTGATATCAACGTGGGACGTTCTGCAGTGTGTAAGGACGGACTTGGAGGAACTTCAATGCTATTTCTATATAATGACATTAGTGATGCTTTTACCATAGTTGATGGAGAGGCAACAGCAATGAATGTGCTATTGACAGAGGCTTATGCTTTCCCACTTGAAGGAGATGGGAATACATTGGAGCAATCAATGGTTGGAGATAGAAATACAGGAAGCAGAGTAAATACTCAAACCCTCACAATAGTGCTTAAAAAAATGGATGCAGCAACGAATGCTCAATTCAATTTATTAGCATCAGGATACCCTCAAGCGGTTGTTGTTGACAGAAATGGAAACTACATCGCTCTTGGA